GCTATGAGTAATATTTATAGTTTATCATTAAGTGAGCATTTAATATATGGCAGACGTAAAAATTGAAATTCCTGGTATTGGAGAGGTTATTGCTAAGAACGTAGCTTCTGAAAGCACTCTGCGAGAACTACTAAAGAGTATGAAGCCTGGCGGCGGCGGCACTGGCGGCTCAGACAATGGATCAATTCTAACACCAGCAATATTGAAAGAATTTGGCAAAAATGCTAAAGAAACCTCTGAAGAAGTTGGCTTTTTTGGTAGTGCGTTAAAAGGCGTTAGCGGAATAATTAACGGATTAGGTTCAGTACTTGGTGGCACAATTGGAATAGTAACTAATCTAAGTAGTGAATTATTAACAGGCGGAAATAGACTTTCTGATTTTACACAACACTTACCAATTGGTCCATTACAAGGATTAATTACAGCAGTTGAAGGACAGGTAGACAGCTTTAGAGATCTGTCAGATACTGGTGCTACGTTTGGTAACAACATGTTTGAGTTACAGCGTGTTGCTGGACAAGCGGCTATACCAATTGGTGATATGACTGAGCTATTAAAAACAAATGGTTTAGCAATGAGAACATTCGGAGGCACTGTAGGATCGGGTGCTAGAAGTTTTGCTGGACTAGCTAAAGAATTTAGACAAAGTACAGTAGGTAGAGATTTAATGTCTATGGGTTTTACAACTCAAGACCTTAATGAAAACTTATTAGCCTACAGTGAAATTATGCAACAAACAGGTAATAGATCGAGAATGTCTAATTCTCAATTACTTGCTGGTACAGCGGCATACACTAAACAACTTGATGCTGTAGCTAAATTAACAGGTAAAAGCAGAAAAGCACTCGAAGAAGAAATGAGACAAAAGAATTCCGATATTAGAATTCAAATGGCGCAACGTAATATGACTGCCGAAGCGGCAACACAATTTACTGCTAACTTAGCAAGAGCTGGAGTACACAGTCAAGCATTTGAAGCGGCTTTGCTTGATATGTCAGATGGATTGGAAAATGAAGAAGTAACAGCACAATTAGGAAATATGAGTGACACTTTTAGAAGAGATGCTGGAAAAATTTCTCAAATGTCAGCAGATGAATATACAGCATTTGTTACCCAAGTTCGAAAAGAAGGATTAGCATATGCTGATGCTATGGGAGAAGAAGCAGTTCAAGCAACAATCAATAACGGTAGTGCGTTAGGTGAAGCATTTAAAACAATAGGATCATTAGGTAAAGTTGCTGAAGGAACACCAGGCAAGGTTAAACTTGAACAAGATGCTAGAGACAAAGCTACAGTGGCAATGACAACACTAGCTGAAAGTATCAACGAAATTAGAGGTGCTATTGTTGACGATTTATTAGGTAGTCAAATATTTAAAGATCTGTCAGACGGACTCGGTGATATGATACCTAGTCTAGAAACTGTTAAAGAAACTTATAATAAACTAAAAGCATTGTTTGACACACATGTACAACCTAGCATTGACGAGTTTGTTAAGTATTTAAAAGGTGACGGTATGAAAGATCTTTCGGCACTAATAACAAACCTCCAAGATTTATCTGAAAAATATTTGCCTAAGATAAAAGATTTCTTTTCAAGATTACTTGATGATCCTGGTAAAACATTTAAAGAAGAAATTTTACCAGCGTTAAAAAATGGTCTTGTTGCTACATTAAAAGGTCTTTTTAATACTGAATTTGGATTAACATTAGCTGGACTATTGATAGCCAAATTTGTTCTAGGAATGAATCCATTTGGTATGGTTGCTAATTTACTTATAGCAGGAGTAATATCGTTTATAGGATGGGATAATATTAAATCATTCTTTATTAACGCATTTGAATCAATTACCGATCTTTCATTTAGTGATATGGTTACAGGCGCCTGGACTTATATCAAGGATTGGTTTGGCAGTTTATGGACAGGTATGAAAGATTTAGTATTTGATGTAGGTGGAATGGTTACAGGTGCTTGGACTAAAATTAAAAACTGGTTTGGCGGTTTATGGGACAAACTATTTGATTTTGAATTTAAACTACCAAACTTTAAGCAATATTTGCCAAAATGGATGGGCGGCGAAGGTAAGTCTTTGTTTGGATCTGACGATGAGACAGTTTCGTCAAGTTCAGTTAAGTCATCATCTGTTGAAACAACACCAACAGAAACGGCTTCTATTGATCCATCTGATGCCTTTTCTGGCATGACAACTCAGCTAAGTATGTTAAATACTAAGCTAGACAAGTTAATAACAAAAACTACTGCTAATACAACAGCAGTAAAAGCGTTAAATGGTAATATACAAGCTGGATAGCATTAGGAAAAATATATGAGCTGGAAAAAATACTTTACACCTGTAGAAGGGGACAACGGCGCAAGCAGTCCTTTAACAATGACTGGGCAACAACCTGGCCCTGCTAGATCAAACTATAGTAGCTATTTGCCAGATGTGTACACCGGCGCACCTAATAGAACAGAACGTTATGGACAATATAATACAATGGATATGGATAGTGAGGTTAACGCCGCACTAGACATTTTAGCAGAATTTTGTACACAACAGAATCCAGTTAATAAAACAGCATTCAATCTTGATTTTAAAAAGAGCGCAACTAATTCAGAAATTAAAGTACTTGAACAATATCTACAACAGTGGAGTAAATCAAATGAATTTAATACTAGAATGTTTCGTATTGTTAGAAATGTTTTTAAATACGGAGATGCGTTTTTCTTAAGAGATCCAGAATCAAAAGTTTGGTATTACATTGAGCCATCAAACGTTGCTAGTATTATTGTTAACGAATCACAAGGTAAAAAGCCTGAACAGTATATTGTTAAAAATATTAATTTTAACTTTGTTGATAAAGTAGCAACAACACCGTATACAACAAACGGAAATGTTACTGGAGGCGGAGACGGTTACTTAACTGGTGGCGTTCGAGGAATGGTCGGAAACAATGCTCAAGCAAGTAGTACATCAAGATTTGGACAACATGACAAGACTAAAGAACATTCTATTGCCGCAGAGCATATGGTACATTTAAGTTTAAGCGAAGGCTTAGATAACAACGCACCGTTTGGTAATAGCTTATTAGAAAGTATATTTAAAGTATACAAACAAAAAGAATTATTAGAAGATGCTATTATTATTTACAGAACACAACGAGCACCTGAGCGTAGAGTGTTTTATGTTGATGTAGGTAATATGCCGTCACACTTGGCTATGCAGTTCGTAGAACGTGTAAAAACAGAAATCCATCAGAGACGTATTCCGTCAAAAACTGGTGGAGGTACTAGTGTAATCGATAGTGCTTATAATCCGTTATCAACTAATGAAGATTATTTCTTCCCACAAACTGCTGAAGGACGTGGATCTAAAGTTGAAACATTGCCAGGTGGAACTAATTTAGGTGAAATTGATGACTTGAAATATTTTACTAATAAACTTATTAGAGGATTACGTATTCCAAGTTCATATCTGCCTAGTGCGGCACAAGATGAAGGCCAAGGACAATTTAATGACGGTCGTGTTGGAACAGCGTACATACAAGAATTAAGATTTAACAAATATTGTGAACGCTTACAAAATTTAGTAGCAGAAGTTTTTAACCAAGAATTTAAAAAGTATTTGATTGAAAAAGGTGTAAACATTGATATTGCTATGTTTGATCTTTTATTTCAACCTCCACAAAACTTTGCTAGTTACAGACAAAGTGAATTAGACAATCAGCGTATTGGAACGTTTGGACAAATTCAAGCAGTTCCGTTTATCAGTAATAGATATGCGCTTAAACGTTTCTTAGGAATGTCAGATTCAGAAGTAGCAGAGAACGAACGTATGTGGAGAGAAGAAAATGACGAAATGATTAATCTAAGTCCTACTGACGCAAGTGCTGAAATGAGAGGCGCCGGAGTAACTGGTGGCGGAATTGACGCAGACTTAGATGCTGGTGTTGATACAGTAGATGATACTATTGATCCAACAGTAGAGCCAGCCGCTGACGCAGGCGGTGGTGGAACAGACGTAGCACCAGAAGCACCACCGGAGGCATAAATAGTAATATGATACTAAGAGAATTATTTTATTTTGATAAAGAAACTATTGAGCCTATAGAGGACAAGAGTTACGATCCAGCGAGTGACGAAAGCATTGTTAATCGTGATGATACACGTAAGACACGTTTAACATTACGCCAAATTAATAAAGCACGTAAAGCATCTGAACTACACAATGAAGAGAAAGATAAAGAATTAGTATTTGTACGTCAAATGTACGGTATTCAAGGTCAACCTGAAGTATAGAGGTTTAAATGACAGTAGCATTTGTTGTTGGTAACGGCACTAGCCGTAAGTCAATTAATTTAAATCAATTAAAAAAATACGGAAAATTTTATGGGTGTAATGCTCTTTACAGAGATCATACTCCTGATTATCTAGTTGCGGTTGATGTAAAAATGATACTTGAAATTAATCACGCTAAATGGCAAATGAATAATGAAGTATGGACTAACCCAAATAAACAATATCACGGGATGCAAGGATTTCATATGTTTCAACCAAGTAAAGGTTGGAGTAGTGGTCCAACAGCATTATGGTTAGCCAGTACACATAGGCATGACACAATATACATATTAGGATTTGACTTTCATGGATTACAAGATAAACAAGGCAACCGTTCTAGGGTAAATAACTTATACGCAGGAACACACAATTATAAAAGAGAAAGTGAACCTGCTACATATTTTGGTAATTGGGAGAGACAAACAACTTCAACTTGCGAAGCACATGCACAAATAAATTACATACGTGTAGTAGAGGACCAAGATGACTTTGTCCCTAAGCATTTAAAGAAATGTAATAACTTGTCACATATAACTGTAAGCGAATTTAAAAGATATTACGATTTTTAGATAAAAATATCAAAACGGCTCATTATAGTGCCGTTTAACCCCTATTTTTTAATCTAAATGTAAATACTATTAGACAGTCTTACCAGTTAAACTATAATAGGAGAAAACAATGGCAGATCAAAGCAAACTCGAGCAAATGCTCGAAAAATTGGTTAATAACGATCGCGATGGCGCAGATCAGTTATTCCATGAATTTGTGATTGAAAAATCACGTGGTATCTATGAAGAGATGCTAGAATCAGAATTAAAAGATTTAGAAGTAGATGAAGCTTCGGATGAAGAGGTAGATGAAGCATCAGATGATGAAGAAACTAACGAAGCATCAGACGAAGAAGTAGATGAAGCATCAGATGATGAAGAAACTAATGAATCTACTGACGAAGAAGTTGACGAAGCTTCAGATGAAGAAGTTGACGAAAACTTTGGAGAATTTACACCAGAAGC